AAAAAGACTTGTTCGAAAAAACATGTCAGTTACCTTTTATCTATAATGTACATTTACATGATAAGAGGTATAATGAAAACAGTGAAAATGATGGGATAATTTTACATGCAACTATGCATGAGGATATGGTATCAAAAATGAAGATGTGGGCTAATTCAATAGATAAGGAATAATATGCTATATGATTATATCTGCGACGAATGTTCGCATGAAATGAATGACGTTTACCAATCTATTAAAGATGAAGCTTTTACACAATGCCCAAGTTGTGGAAAAGATGGTCTGAGAAGGGTAATATATGGTGGCATAGCTTCTTTTATGTCTGATCCTAAAACAATAGGTAGTTTGGCAGACAAAAATTGGTCCAAAAAAGGACACTATGAAAGATCTGAAATAGAAGCAAATTCTAAAAAGAATACACAGGAATCTTCTCCACTTTCTACTTTTGGGTCCGCATCTAAAAAAGAGATAAATAAAATGACTGAGACTCAAAGAACTAAATACATAATGACAGGTGAAAAATGAAGTTTATAAATTCATCAGATAGTGTTGAAAATATTGATAAAAAAGAAATTCATGAAGTATCATTGAATAAGTTGGGTTTACCAATTGCAGATGAGTCAGAAAGAATTTTTGCTAAAACTATTACAACAGATATGGGAGAAGGAAGAATTCAGATGAAATATGCTATTCTTACTTTTAATAATCAACCATATGATCCTTATGGTGCTGATAGTCATAGAGAATCAAATCTAAGATTAGAATACAAGCCCGTTAGTAAGCAAACTCACAGTTATTATACATCGTACTTAAAAACCAAAAACTCATTATATATGACAAGAGCGCAAAGGAGTTTCATTAATGGCTAAGACAGGACCGCTTGGTAAAGCAGAAGCTTTTTATGTTGAGGAAAAATTTAAATCTGGACAATCAATAGAACAAATAGCAACAGATTTAGATAGAGCAGCTGGTGCTATAGAAAAATATATAAAAAAGAGTAAAGTCGAAGCACCAAGAACTTTGATTGATCAGCAATTTGCCCGTCAGAGCGGTGCTACCATAATGACTGAAAATGCATCTACAATGATAGATGAGAATAAAAAGACTACCCCAGTAAAACACGACTGCGTGACCAAGATCAGATGAAAAACTTCATAATATCATATAAAGATTGGCTTGAAGAGTATAAAAAAGATAAGTATAAGACTTGGATAAGAGCAATCTTATCTAATGATTTAGAGATATATCTAACAGATTATTCAGATTGGTTTGAACTAAAAACATATTGCAAAGAAAACAAGTTATCAGTAAAGAAAGTTGGGCTACAGTACCGATCTCATTCTATAGAGGTTGACACACTAAACTCAGATGGTGTATACTTGACACGATCCATCATAGGATCATTCGGTCAATCAACACGCCAAACATTTACTATTGGTATGTTACACGATGATATTGTTAAGAAAACTATTTGGGTTATCCCAGAATTGATTAAAGAATTAGAAGACGAAGATAATGTTGAGGATTGTTTTGAGGAAGCATTAATATATGACTACACCAAAAAAAGAGAAGCCTGACCTTTTTAATCAAGACTATCAAAAGCAATGGTCTGAAACTCATAAGTACAAGCATATTCATACTGGTGAATATTGCACTTTTGAAGCATACGTTGCAGAATATATAGTTTTAAGAAGATCAGAGAAGTTGAACTTGGGCAAGCCTTCATATAAGTTCTGGACCAAAGGTGATCCTCTACATTGGCTGTGGAAGAAACAGCATGGTGCTGCGGTTCAGCTTAGAAAAAAATATAGCGAAGAAGCTATATTACAAGCCATAAAGTCAAAAGACTTTGATAGACTATTAGTACTTGGGGTGCAAAACGGTAGAGGATATAAGATTAGTCCAGAAGCAGAAAAAGTAATTGCAAAATATCAAAAGAAGATTGAGGAAGAACAAAATAAACCCCAAGTCAATCTCGAAGTTAAAGAAGAAAATAAACCGCTTGAAACTAGATCGTCTAGCAGCTATAATACAAAAAGGACAACGTTGAACCAATTGAGGAATTTATGAGCAAAGCCAAGAAGATAACAGGTAAGTTTTCAGAAGATGCAGTTAGCAATTCAATAGTTAGTAAATATGGCGATGTTGTTAGGAGCGGAACGGAGGTTCTTCAAAATATAAATAATCTTGGAGTTATAGGCATATCTCCAGCATTAGATATTGCTCTTGGTGGTGGACTAAGAGAGGGGTCTGTTGTAGTAATGACAGGAGATCCAAAGAGCGGAAAGACCACCACAGCTTTGCACTTTGCTGCCAAATGTCAAAAGCTCAGTAAGAGAATCATTTATATAAACACAGAGGGTAGACTATCTAAGCAAAACTTTGATGGTATTAGAGGTCTAGAGCCAGATAACATCATCATTATAGAATCAACCGACGAGAGAGTTCTATCTGCTGAAGACTTCTTAAACATTATTGAGTTTTATATTAATAATGATCCCGGCTGTGTTATAATTACGGATTCACTATCTAACATGGTTCCTGCGTGTGAACTAGAGGGAGAAGTTAGAACTGGCGTAAGAAATGCTTTGCCTAGATTACTCTCCATGTTTTTCAAGCGTATCAGTGGTACGCTTATGAAGAATAAGACTATACTAATTTGTATCACTCACAATATTGCTAATACTGGTGGATCTCCATATGCACCACAAAAAATGGCAGATTGTGGAAACATGTTACAATATCAAGCCGGTACAAACATGGTGATCACCCATCGCGGAAAGTGGCAAGTTCCAAAAGATACTGGTGTACACGTTGGTCAGATAGCAAACTGGGTAATAAAAACATCAACCGCTGGCGGTAGGCCAAATAGTACAGCAGAAAGTTGGATTAAGTACGGGGTTGGAGTTGACGAAGTACAAGAGATAATTCAGATTGCCTGTGAGTTTAGACTTATCAAAGCGGCTGGTGCTTGGTATACTATACAGTGTGCCGTAGATGAACCAGAAAATCCCATTGTTTCTAAGGTGCTAGAAGAAAACCAGATAGGCAAGACTCCAGACGAAATAGAAAGATTCTTTAAGTTTCAAGGCGTTAACAACGTAGCAGAATTCTTGAATGGCAATCTAGCAATTTCATCATTTATTTATAACAAGATAAAGGAGCTTCATTGAAAGTTACCGGCATAAATGGTAAAGAATATGCGTGGAATCTAACTGGATATGATGTTTTTAATGATGACAAGCGTAAGCGATCTAAATATCATATTCGGGCTAGAAACTTACTAAAAGAAATCTACAATAGTTATAGAATACTAGAAGAAGTAAAGTTACCGGGAAGCACAGCCTTACATAGAAAATCTGTACTGTACCTTGACTTTTATATTCCTTCTATTAAACTGGGGGTTGAGGTTCATGGAGAGCAGCACTATGAGTACAATCCATTCTTTCATAGGAGCAAAGCAGACTTCATAAAAGGTCAAGTTCGTGACGATGATAAGATAAACTGGTGTGAGTTGAATGGAATTGAACTAATAACCCTAAAATATTCAGAAAGCGACGATGAGTGGCGACAAAGAATTAAAGGCATCTGATAAGTTAGCAGAATATATAGCATCAATTAATGACTATATAAATTTGAGTAATACAAAGTTCTCTTCTTTTAGAGAAGAATATTTGTTTGTAGCAGATATGTCCTCTGATCAACTTAGGAAGTTAACACAAACAGAACTATTTGATGCCGCATATCTTTTATATGGTTACGCTACCTACATTCAAGACGAAATAAGTAAGAATAAAGTGGCATTGAACTGGTGCAATGATCAAATGGAAAAGCTAATTGTTAAGAATAGTCAAGAGTTTGGTCAGTATACTAAGCACGAATCTAAGAAGCACATATTAGCTAATAGTAATTCATATGCTGCATCGCTAGAAAATATGAGAGAAGTAGCAGAGGCTAGGCTACAATCATTAGATGGTAAAGTATTTGAACTAAAGAGAAAAGCCGATATACTACTTGAGAAAGGTAAACGATCATGAGTATGAACGATTTTATAAATATGCTTAACGATGAGCAAAAGCAAGCTTTATTAAAAGCACTAGTTGGTGATAGTCCAACCGTAGCCAGCGTTCCAAAAGAAGTGAAAAAGGAAAGCATAAAGAAAATACAATCTTCCACGCCTCCTGCAAGCGTGAATGAAGATTTTACTGTTTTTAAGCAGGATAGTAATTCTAATACTAGGAGAAAAGAAGCCGTGAGAGCCAGAAAGAACGAGTGGAAAGACACGGGCGAGTTTAAGGATGTAGAAACTCCACAGTTTGAGAGAACACCCCGTCGCCGTCAACCACATAAAAGAGTAGAAGTAGAGTGCCACGTTTGTGGAAAATCATTCAAGGAAGATCCCAAGTTTGTTCATGGAGATTACTACCGTTGCAATCGATGCACCGGCAAATAATATGGAAGTTAAACTAACTGATATTGGATCAGAAAGAGCCGTTTTAGCTGGACTATTGCAGCACGGTATAGATGGATATGTAGCTATATCTGACGTAGTGAGTCAAGATACTTTCGGACATTTGAATAATCAAATATTGTTTAAGTGCATTGAAAAGGTTATTCTCAACGATCAGAAAGTAGATATACCATCAATACTGTCGGCAGCAGATCAGTTGAATCTTTCTGAAAGCATAAACACAGATCAAGAGTTGAAGTATATTAAGTCTTTAATGGACTTCCCAATCAACAAAGATAATGTGTTTAGCTTTGCAATACAGATGAAGAAGTTTGAATTTGCACGTAAGATAAAAGGTCTTACTGCAAAAATTCATAAAGATGTAGATAGTGTTACTGGTGCTGAGTCTATAAATGAGATTATACAAATACTGGAGAATCCAGTTACTGATTTCTTAAGGGAAGATGATAGCGGCGATCTTCCAGAAAAGATTGGCAAGGATGCCAAAGATTATATACAGTTTCTAGAAGAAAATAAATGTGACATTATAGGCATTCCAACCGGCTTCAACAAGTATGATGAAGCAATTGGCGGTGGATTGCGAAGGAAGTGTGTTGATTTAATATCAGCACGACCCAAAGTTGGGAAAAGCGTGTTCGCTGATAATGTAGCATTAAATGTATCTTCTGGTGGAGTTCCAGTATTGATGTTAGATACTGAAATGAGTAAGGAAGATCATTTAAATAGACTATTGGCAAACATAAGTGGAGTTCCAATCAATGAAGTAGCCACTGGTAAGTTTACAGAAGATGAAGAAAAACGACGCAAGGTAATGGAAGCAATTGAAAAGATTGAGTCTATACCTTATAGTTATGTTAGCGTTGCTGGAAAACCATTTGAACAAATACTTAACCTAATTAAACGTTGGGTTATGCAAGAAGTCAAGATGGGTGATAATGGCAAGACAAATAACTGTCTTATTATATATGATTATCTTAAGTTAATGTCATCCACTTCTATTACTAATAATATACAAGAGTACCAAGCACTTGGTTTTCAGATTACATCGCTACATAATCTTTGCGTCAAGCTTGACATACCATGCTTGTCCTTTGTACAATTGAACCGTGACGGCATAACAAAAGAAAGCACAGACGCTGTTTCTGGATCGGACAGATTGATTTGGCTATGTACATCATTCAGTATATTCAAAATCAAATCTCCAGAAGAACTAGCAGAAGATGGGCCAAATGCTGGCAATAGGAAGCTTGTGCCAATTGTTTCAAGGCATGGTGGAGGTTTGGACGATGGTGATTATATCAACATGGTAATGCAGGGATCTCACGCCAAGTTAAGAGAACTTAAAACACGTAATGAATTTAAGAATCAACCAGTTGGAGATACTGGTATGGTAGATCAGAATACATTAGATAAGCTAAAAATTAATGGACTTGCAGAAGATCAAGAATAGTCTTAACGAGCAATCAGAAGAAGTATTCTCAAAACTAGGTATGAAATACGAAGTTTTGGGAGATAACATCTATTGTAATTGTCCTGTCCACGAAGGCAGCGATAACCCAAGAGCATTCTCATTCTCTAAAGATAAAGGCATATGGAAATGCTGGACTAGAGATTGTCAGCAACAATACAGGAATGATATATTTGGAGTTATAAGAGGATCACTTTCAAAGGAGATTGGAGTAGAGGCTGAATTTTCTGATGCTCTAAAATGGGCGTGTGATTTTCTAGGTATCAAAAAAGATAGAAGCTCATCTCAAAAAACTATTGTTAAAGAACCAATAAAAGAAGATGACTTTAATAAACTAGTAAACACAATAAACTCTAAAGTTAAACTAGATGATAATTATCCAGCAATTGAAATAGAAGAATGCGTAAAAACACCGTCACAATATTTTATATCTAGGGGATTCAAACCAGAAACTTTAGTTCATTTTGATGTTGGAGATTGTTATGAT